ACTACAATTACTTTAGCTGATGCATCAGCATTTCCAACATCAGGTTTTGTTGTAATAGAAAAAGTAAACAGCACAACAGGGTTTTATGAAAATGAAGTTATTGAGTACACTGGAAAATCTTCAAACGATTTAACTGGATGCACGAGAGGGACAAGTGCTCCTTATAGAGGAGTTAGCCCTGTTGCTACAACAGCAAGCTCACATGCAACTGGAGCTAAAGTATTTGGAGCTTATAAAATATCTTTTCTTGAAGAAACAGAAGCACTCGCTGGATATAATGATAGCAGTGGTAATCCTGCTGTTACAATAACTCAAGTAGGATTTGGTTTTGAACTTGTTAGTAATGCTAGTAGTACAGAAACAGGAGGCGGTTTTCAGTGTACAATTGGACCGATAAATGATAGGGCTTAATTATGTCAGGAGTTAAAAAATACGATTACAGCACACTAACTACAGCAATAAGAGACTACACAGAAGTAGGTTCTGATGTCTTAACTACAACTGTTGTTGATGGTATTATTATGGCTGCTGAGTTTAGAATCTATCAAGAGCTTCCTATGGATTCTCAAAGATTTGTTCAAGAAGGTACTTTATCTACAGATAATAATACAATTAATAATCCTGCTGGAACTTTATTTATTAGAGGCGTAGAAGTATTTAATTCTACAGCTAACACGGAAGGTAACGGAACTTGGTTAGAAAAAAAAGATCAAACGTATTTATCTGAATATGTAGACAGATTAACAGGACCAGAAGGAGATCTTACAGCACAAGATGTAACAGGTTTTCCCAAGTATTATGCAATGTTTGGTGGTGCTGATAATACAACAGACACTTCATCAGGGGGTTTTTATATAGCTCCTACACCTGATGCAGCGTATAAATTTAGAATTTATTACAACAAAATGCCAAATGGTCTTGGATCCGGCACTGGTTTTAATAACAACACATATTTAAGTACATACTTCCCGCAAGGCCTTTTATACGCATGTCTTGTAGAAGCCTTTGGATATTTAAAAGGTCCAATGGATATGTTGACTTATTATGAAAATAGATATAAAAATGCAATACAACAGTTTGCAGGTATGCAACTTGGAAGACGAAGACGAGACGATTATACTGACGGCACAGTTAGAATACCAGTCAAATCCCCGTCTCCGTAAACTGAGGAGAAAAAATTATGACAATAACATCGGCAATATGTAATTCTTTTAAAGTAGAAATTTTACAAGGTGGCCATAACTTTAATGATTCAAGCGGTGCTCCTACAGGTAATGCATTCAAATTAGCTTTATTCTCAAGTGATTCAGCAACTTTAAATAAATCAACAACTCAATATACAGCACCTGCATCCGCTAATGCAGTTCCAACTAACACACTTGAAGTTAGCCAAAGTCAAACTGATGGTGGTGCATCAAACACTGGTTATACTGCAGGTGGAGTAGCACTAACAGCGTCAGCTGATCCAGTTTTATCTGGAGATACAGCATGTGTTAAATTTAATGATGTTAGTTTTACTTCAGCTACTTTTACAGCAAGAGGTTGTTTAATTTACAATACAACTGCAGTAACAGGATTTACTACAAACAGAGCTGTATGTGTTGTTAATTTTGGTGCAGATAAAACTGTAACTAGTGGAACATTCACAGTTCAATTCCCAGCTCAAACAGCAGGAAACGCAATCGTTCAAATAGCATAGGAGTAAAAAATGGCTGACGTTACACTCACAGTAACGGGTCTTTCTTCTACTTCATCTTTAGGAGACCTGTCATACACAGGCGCTACTTCAGGATATGGTCGTTATAGTTGGGGACAAGCTGGTTGGAATGATTCTACTTTAATTGAACAAGGTTGGGGTAGAGAAAGTTGGGGTTATCAATCTTGGGGTGATACACCAATTGTTACACTTCCAGCTCTATCGTCATCAACAGCTTTAGGAGCATTAACAGCAGAAATAAAACCTGGTTGGGGTACACTTAAGTGGGGACAAAATGGTTGGGGTTCTGTTGAAGCAGCTAATGAAACATTACCAGCATTTTCTTTAACATCAAGTGTTGGAGTGCTTACGGCAGCCGATGTTGTGGGTTTACCTGCTTTATCAACTACAAGTGCAGTAGGAAGTTTAACTGCATTTTCTGATCACACACTCACATTATCTGGATTAGGTTTAGTATCAAGTGTAGGATTATTATCTGTGGACGATCACTCAGTTGGTCTATCTGGTCAATCAGCCACAAGTGCAGTAGGAAGTATATCTCCTGCAGACGTAATAGGTATAACTGCTCCATCTGCTGCTCAAACAAATGTTGGTAATATTACAATTTCATCTAATCCTGTTATAGATGTAACGGGTGTTTCTGCGACAACCGCTATAGGTTCTTTAATCATAGATAATATAACTCCAGCATTGTTAGCAGGTCAATCAGCTACAACAGCTATAGGAACTTTGACTACGGTTCAAGTAACTAATGCTAGTCTAGTGGGTCTGGGACAGGTAGCGACTTCTACGGTCGGAGAATTAATAGCCCTAGGATATCAAGATATTGATATTATTGGAAATACAAGTTATACTGCTGTTAATAAAACAAATGGCGCAAGTTATTCTGATGTTGACGTAGTAGGAAATACATCGTATACAGACGTAACTCACGTAGTTTAGGAGAAAAAAATTATGGCTTCAACATATTCGGATCTTGGGATCGAACTAATGGCGACCGGTGAAAATGCCGGTACATGGGGAACAAAAACTAATACAAACTTAACTCTTATAGAACAACTTACAGGTGGATATGTTTCTCAAGCTGTAACTGATTCAGGAACACCAACAGCTTTAGCAATTGATAATGGTGCATTAACAGGTGTAGCACAAAATAGAGTTATAGAACTTACGGGATCAATATCTGGAAGCAGAGTTGTTACTTTCCCAGTAAACACAGAAAATTTTTATTTTATCAAAAATAGTACATCGGGTTCACAAACAGTTCAATTAAAAGCTGCATCTGGTTCAGGTGCTACGGTAACTTTTGCAACAAGTAATAAGGGTTGGAAAGCTATTTATTTAGATGGTGTAGCAACTAATACAGGTGTTTATGAAATTGAAATAGATACTGTCGCAACTCCGGCAGGATCAGATACACAAGTTCAATTTAATAATAGTGGTGCTTTTGGAGCTTCAGCTAATCTAACATGGGATGATACAAACCTTACAATTGCAGCAGAAGGTGACTTAAGATTGGGAGATAACACAGGTGGAGAATATGTAGGAATTGACGCTCCTGCAACAGTTGGAGCATCTTATACTATAACATTACCAGCAGCTGTAGGATCGGCTTCTCAAGCTCTAGTAACTTCAGATGGCTCTGGAAATACACAGTGGACATCAACATCAACTTTTGGTATAACAACAGGAAAAGCTATTGCAATGGCAATCGTTTTTGGATAAAAGGATTAAATTATGGCAAACCCAAATATAGTAAATGTAACATCAATCTTAGGTGGAAACCTTGGTTTTAATTTATCTAACACTTTAACTGCAACTTTATTAACAGTTGATGCAGACAAATTATTAAAAATTAATAGAATTACAGTTGCAAACGTAGACGGAACAAATGCAGCAGATGTAGATTTATTTGTAGATGGTTTAACAACTGCTGGAGCATCCGGTATTTCTGCAACAGGTGCCGACGCAACAGTATATTTAGCAAAAACAGTTTCAGTACCAGCTGACGCAACGTTAGTCTTGGTCGATACACCTATCTATCTTATGGAAGGTGACATATTAAAAGGTGGAGCAAGCGCTTCAGGCGATTTAGATTTATTTATATCTTATGAAGTTATAAGCAGCTAGGAGGTTTAAATTATGGCGCAAAACGGCGGAATAATTGGACCTGTTAATACGGTAAATTGTAGTGCTTCTACAAAAGTTACTTCAGTTACTTCATCAGGAAATTTTACAAAAGATCCAAATAATAATGCAGCAACAGCAACTGTTTTAACAGTAGCTGGTGGAGGATCTGCAGGTGCAGGTGATACTGCTGGTGGAGGTGGAGCTGGTGGAACAAAAATTACAACATGTCATCCATTACCTTCTGCTGCAGTTCCTGTAACTATTGGAGCAGGTGGTGCAGGTCAACCTGTAAGTGGACCATCAAGTTGTCAGAATGAAGGTGGTAATACAATATTTGGAACAGCTAGTTCTCCCATAACAGTTAACGGTGGTGGATCAGGTGGAGCCTCAAACCCACCTAGTTCAACTGGTCCTGCAACTGCTGGAGGATCTGGTGGAGGATCTGGTGGTGTTAATGCAGTTACACCTGGAGGA